CTGGAAAGATTGATCACATCTTCACACTTTCCGATTGGCATACTTCTTACATTCTGACATGTGCTCACGGCAAAAAGCGCAACTATGAAGTGTTGAAGAAGAAAATCTTTCAGACAAGAAATGGCGCTGTATGTCATATTCCAGAGGTTGATTTATCCAAGAAAGACCCGAACCACTTTGTTTACAATGCTTCTGCTACAAAGGGTATGATTCCACTCGTAGAAGATATCTGGCCAGAAATCAAGAAAAAACTACCACAAGCACATCTGACAATCATTGGTGGGTACTACCGGTTTCGTGAAGGAGCCAAGCCAGATGAACAAGAAAACACAGTCGCAAAACTTGCTGAAAGACAAGATTTGAAAGATCTCGGTATCACATTCACTGGCGTCATTTCTCAAAAACAGATTGCTGAAATTCTATCAAATGCTTGGATGATGCTCTATCCAGGCGCTTTTCCAGAAACATTTGGTATCAGCACATTAGAATCTCTGCTCTATAAAACTCCGTTGGTCACAACTCGCTTTGGGGCTCTTGAAGAAGCTGCGATTGACCTTGCGTGTTATCACATTGACTACGCTATAGAACCAAATAGCCTCTTTCCTCATATCAACAAAAATCAGCAAATCCAAAAGTTTCTTGAAACATTCTTTCGTGCTTATGATACACCATATCTACACCAGCAAAAACAAAACTATTGTGATGTAGTCAAAGACATTGCTGGATGGGATACAGTCGCTCTTCAGTGGAAGCAGTTTTTCTATTCAATCGTGGGCGAGTTTCTACCTGTGAATGATTATCGTAAAGTCACGAGAATCAATGATAAGGTTGCTCGTGTGTTCGGAAGAACAAGTAATATGCCAGCCAAAAAAGAGTTTCGTTCATTCGGAGAACAAAGACGAATAGTTGTCATTTCACCCTTCTGGAATGCTGAAAGCTACATTGAAAAACATATTCGTTCAGTCGCAGCTCAAGACTATAGTAACTATCTTCATATTCTAATCAACGATGCCTCAACAGACAATTCTCAACAGATAGTTGAGCAAACAATCAAAGATGTAAATACAAGTTCAATCGTCTTGATAAATAAAGAGCAGAATAATGGTGCTATTCGGAATCAGTTGTCAATAATAGAAGAGTTTGTTGATGAAAACGATATTGTCATGTTTCTTGACGGTGATGATTGGCTGATAAATAATAATACATTATTCCACTACTATAATGATCTATACGAAAAATATGAGTTTACATATGGATCAATGTGGTCGCTGATTGATAACATTCCGTTGATCGCTCAGGAATATCCAGTTGAAGTCAAGAAAACCAAGACCTATAGAAGTCATCATTTCAACTGGAAGATTCCCTACACACATCTGAGAACATGCCTCGGCAAACATTGCCTTGAATTGAACGAAACCCCCTTTATGGTTGATGGTGAATGGATGAAGTCTGGTGCTGATAATCCATTATTCTATGAATTGATTGAACGAGTTGAACCAGAGAAAATCTATTGTAATCGTGAAATTGTTTGTGTCTATAATGACGAAAATCCGTTGAATGATTATAAGATTCGTGGAAAAGAACAAAATGAAAACGCAGCAAAGTCTTACAAAAAGGATGGTGATAAAGTGAAAAGAATATTGATTGGAATACCGACTAATCGACAAGCAGAGAACGAGACCGTAAAAAGTCTTTGGGACTTGGATTTACCAGAAGGGTACAAACTCGATCTACAATTTTTTCACGGATATTGCATAGACCAGGTTCGTAATTTGATAGCTGATTGGGCAAAACGGTATGATTATCTATTCTCTGTCGACTCGGATATTGTTCTGCCAAAAGATGCTCTGACAAAGATGCTTGCTGCTGATAAGGATATCATTTCTGGTCTTTATATTCAGCGGATTCCAAATACACATACATTGGAAGTATACATGGATACCCCTAACGGTGGCTGCACTAACATTCCATATGACCTCATCAAAGATCGAGGTGTTGTTGAAATTGCGGCATGTGGTATGGGTGCTGCTCTTATCAAGTCAGAAGTGTTTCGGAAACTTGAATACCCTCATTTCTATTATAAGTCAGCATTGGATCATAAAAACACCGTATCAGAAGATGTGTATTTCTGTAAGAAGGCTCGTGATGCTGGGTTTACAGTATGGGCAGATGCATCTATCAAATGTGATCACAAAGGTAGCAACTTTTTTGTTGTTGATAATCCAAAACCCCATCTTGAAAAGGTGGCTGAACAAGATTTGTTACCAAAAGCTCATGCTGAATATATCAAAACAATGCAGATTGAACCCAAAGTGATCTATGATATTGGTGCTTGTGTTCAACACTGGACAAGAAAAGCAAAAGAAGTATGGCCAGACGCAACTTACTATTTGCTTGATGCTGCAAAATCGGCCGAACCGTTCTTGAAATCAGATGAATATGCTATAGCAGTTCTTTCTGATACTGATGGAAAATTAGTTGATTTCTATGAGGATTCTAATAATCCAGGTGGTAACTCTTATTATAAAGAGACGACTGGTGCATTCAATGATAGTCATAAATCAAAAAGAACAACATCAACTTTGAACACTCTTGTCGAAGAAAATAACTGGCTGCTTCCTGATTTGATCAAGATTGATGTTCAAGGTGCTGAGATTGATGTGTTGAAAGGTGCGAGTAAAACATTATCCAACTGTAAAGATATTATTCTTGAAGCACAGCACGTAAACTATAATGAAGGAGCCCCAAAGTTTGAACAAGTGAAGGAATATCTTGAAAGCATTGGATTTGAGCTGAAAGTGGAAATAACACGCAATAATGTCGATGGTGACTATCACTTTATTCGGAAATTATAAATAGAACTAACAATAGTGTATATAAGGTACCGATGCTAAAATATTTGAATAGATTGATTATTGCTTGTTCAATATTATTGAATGTGATACTTGGTGGAAGAAGTAATCAGACATTTTCAGCACGAAACTGGGAGTGGAAACTAAATGGATATCCAAATCTGGTTTGGTTGATTGATTTGATTTTTTGGTTTGATGAAGATCATTGTGAAAAGGCATGGGATTTTTGGAATGCCATACGACAACACTACATAGACATTAGTTTTTTTAGATAAGGTGAATAATGGCACAACCATACGATAGAGAATCATTCAAAGAATATTGCTTGCGCAAGCTAGGCCACCCAGTCATTCAGATCAACTGCTCTGATGAACAAATAGAAGATCGTATTGATGAAGCAATGTCATTCTACCGCGACTATCATTATGATGGTTCTCAACTCGTCTATCTCAAACATCAACTCACTGAACAAGAACTTGAACAAGGATATGTAGAAGTTCCAGAACGACTTCTTGGGGTCACAAGAATCTTTGACTTGGGTGCTTCTATTTCAACTGGCGCCGGAATCTTCAATGTTTCATATCAATTCGTTCTTCACAATCTGGAAGATATTACTCAATATAATGTAACTAACTATTATATGGCAATGCAGCATCTTGAGTTTATTCAAGAAATACTTGTAGGAAAGCCATTGATTCGCTATAATCGTCGTAATAACAAACTGTTTATTGACATCAAAAAAGATCTATTAGCACCGGGTTCCTTCATTATTATAGAAGCATATGATATCATTGATGAAAATGAATATTCAGATTTCTGGAGAGAACGCTGGCTTCAAAACTATGCCACTGTTCTAATCAAGGAACAGTGGGGAAGTAACATTACCAAGTTCGACAATGTACAAATGGTAGGTGGAATCACATTCAATGGTCAACAAATCCTGAATGATGCTCGAGAAGAACGACGAACAATGGAAGAACAAGCCATCAACACTTTACAACCACTTGTGTTCAATTTTATAGGATGAATGGTAAGATTCTATACTCAGCTTCAACAAAAATAGCAAACACTCTTGGAATCATTTCAGCAGCTGCACCTTTATTTCTTGTTCTATATGATTTCTAAGAACCTTTATTTTTTACCGGTTATAACCGATTATAACACAACTAGAGAATCTGTCAAGGAAAAAGTGACACAAAATGGCAACTAATGTATTTTTTTCAACTCATGAACCACACAAGAACGAGAATGAGCTTCTTGATGATCTAATCGTTGAGATGATCCAGATTCATGGTGTTGATGTTGTTTATCTTACCAGATCATTAGAAAACGTGGATGAGATCTTGAATGAAACCGATTTATCGGTATTCAATGCTGCCTATGAAATGGAAATGTATGTCAAGAGTGTTGATGGGTTCGCAGCCGAAGGTGATTTCCTCAGTAAGTTTGGATTGACCATTCGTGACCAAGTAACATTCACAGTTGCCAATCGAACCTTTGAACGCTATGCAACTCGTAAAGACCCTTCGAAGGTTAGACCGAATGAGGGTGACCTTATCTTCTTTCCAATGAATCAAAAGTTTTTCAAGATCATGCATGTCGAACATGAATCTGTGTTCTATTCATTAGGCCAGCTTTATGTCTTTGATCTTCAGTGCGAACTCTTTGAATACTCTAATGAAATATTCGAGACAGGAAGAGAAGATGTTGATACCTACTATGATGATATCAAAACAGAAGGCGTGTCAACATTGGAAGAACTGAATAGTATTGATCCGATAGCAAAAAACATTTTCTTTGGCGATGAAGCTGATGACATTCTTGACTTCAGCACCTCAGATCCATTTAGCGAAAATATTGATAATCCAACAAGGAATAACTAATGACTATTGTTAACCATTTCTATAATGGAACAACTCGCCGCTACATTGCTCTATTTGGTTCTTTGTTCAACAAGATGAGCATCACAAGAGATGACAATGATGGTAATAAAGTCCAGCGAATGGTTGTTCCGATTTCCTATGGCCCATATCAAAAGTTTCTGGCAAAAGTAACGCAAGATCCAAAATTGAACAGGCCAGAAGCAATATCACTACCAAGAATGTCATTTGAAATCATGTCAATGTCATATGATGGCACCAGAAAAACAAACAGCAGAAATGCATTACAGACTTCTGATAACACCTTTGTGTATTCACCAGCACCATATAACATAGAGTTCAATCTGTATGTGATGACCAAATATGCTGAAGATGGTACAAAAATATTAGAACAGATATTACCATTTTTCAAGCCAGAATACACATTTACTGCATTCATTCTTGACGATTTGCCTGCATTGGATTTGCCACTGATATTGAACTCAGTGTCAGCAGAAGATTTGTATGAAGCAGATTTTGAAACTCGCAGATCACTGATGTGGACTTTATCATTCACCATGAAAGGTTGGTTCTTCGGTCCAGTAAGAGAACGGAAACGAATTAAGTTTATTGATGTTCGGAACTATCCACAGTTACAAGCAGCTGGAGGTTCGAACATTCTGATTCAGCCCGGCATGACTGCTAATGGAGAACCGACCACAGATATCAACGAAACAATTCCATTCCAGCAGATTGAGTTTGATGATGATTGGGGTGTGATCACAATGATAGAGGAGCTAGATGATGAATAGACCGGATCCAATTGAACAGGCATTAGGACTGAGACCAATGAATGAACTACCAACTGAAGAAGAACAACAAAATGTTCCTGTAAAAGTAGAAGAAGAAAATCCAATTGAAGTTGCAGTGCCTTCACCAGAAGATGATGAGACGATTCAAGACATTGAGCTCGCGAGAGCAAACATCAAGAACATCATCGAAAAGGGTGATGAATCTCTTTCCGAATTGATTGAACTTGCCAAACAATCAGAGAGCCCGAGAGCATTCGAAGTTTCGGCAAACATGATGAAAACGTTGTTG